CAAAGATTGATATAATCAATAAAGATTATATAAGGAACAAACTTTCGTTTCATTGCAAGCTCCTTCGCCAAATGACGAAAGTGCCCTGCTCCAGCCTGCACTGTTGGATACTCTTTAACAATCAACTTACCCGTTGACTTATGACGAATATCTTCAATCTTCTTATCATAAATCTGCTTCGGCAAATTCTTCAAATCTGCCATTGACACATTCATTAGATTCGCATCAATTCTCTCAGAGATTTTTTCCTCAGCCATTTCCAGAGTAATGTAAAGAACATTGTGACCAGTTGTCATGGCACTCGCTGCCATATGACACATTGCCAAAGTCTTTCCTGCACCCGGTGCTGCCATCAAAACATTCAATGTCTTATTGATCAACCCGCCATCAGTAATGTCATTCAGCAACGTCAAGTCAAAAGGAATATGTTCCTCTTTTCGATTATAATAAGCAAACCTCTCATCAGAATCCTCAATATAGTCATGACCAATATGAGAGTCAAAAGAAACCGAAAGTGCTTCCGTCAAAAGACCCGGAATAGATCCCTTATCCTTCTTAGTCTTTCCATCAAGAATTTCAATCGACTCCATGATTGAATTGTAAATTGCCTTGTCCTGACAGAATTTTTCTGTCGTATCAATCAACCACCTTTCATCATGATCAGAATCTGCCTTGTTGATCTCGTCAATCAAATCAACAACAGAATCATAATCCTTTCCGACATTAACTTGCTCATTAATCTCAATAATCAATACGTCTGCCGTGGGGTTGCTATTATACTTGTTTACATAATCAACAATAGAATTAAAAACAACTCGATCTACCTTGTCATGAAAATATTCACTCCTCAGAAACGGGATTGCCGATTTTGTAAAAGACTCGTCTTTCAAAAGACTCGTCAATATCACCTTCTCCGTCCGTACTGTCATAATCAACCCTCACTTCTTCTGCTACTTGATCCTGCACAAGATCCATCAAAATATTAACCAATAGTTGGTCAAAACTTTCCTTCATCTCATCGGGATATTCCACATCGCGAATTTCTTCTGGAATATGAATTACCTCAAAATGATATTCTACAGTTGGTTGCATATCTTCACTCTCTGGCTTTTTGAATTTAAAATCACCATACTTATAAACCATTCCAGTAAAAGGCCCGCCTGTAATTTCTACTGCACCCTCTTTGTCATCATCTGGATCTGCAACCAAACAATAGTATTCTTTAATATCTTCTTCCTTCTCCCACATCACCTGCCTCCCGTTCTTGTGTAGAACCATATAAAAATTCTTTTTGACATGCTTTATCAATCCTCTCTAGAAGTTCTTTTGTAAAAACTGTATCTGCATTTTTTATAATATGACTTGCGTAGTGCTTGTTTCCATCCGGCAATTCAATCTTATTGGATACCTTCTTAAAAATCTCATGCTCTACGGCAAGATCAATCAATCCATAATGCCGATCAAGCCCACTATCATACCGAAGGATGACATCAACGATTTTATTTTCCTTGGTCAACCGAGACTTGTAATTGCGACAATGAATCACATTTCCAACCACCTCTGTCCCAACCTTCTCCTTCCGCTTGGAAAGAAAAACGATAGAATCTGCCGAATACTTTAAACCGCTACCGCCAGCAAGTTCCTTTGTCGGATACATACTGCCAATGCTGTCATAGGTATGATTGGTAACAATCATTGGAATACCCAGCCTACCCAATGCAATAGTCAATACACGAAACGCGCCCTTAATCATAGGAGCGCGAGTCATATCCCTCTTATCAGATCCAGAGGTCACATCTGCAACTTCCTTGGTTGTAGACAATTGACCAAGACTATCTAGACAAAATAGAAGAGGATGTCGATTTCCCTCTGGAGTCTCTTCAACTCTTTTAAGGACAATCATCGCCTGCGTGCGAAACTCTTCAACCGTAGAAACCGGAAACATCGTTACACGCTCACTGTCAATTCCCCGCTCATCAAGCATTGTGCTGGTAATTGCAGATTCACTCTCAAAGAAAATCACACCTCCCGTTGGATTGTCATTAAGAAACTGGCGAACAATTCCTAAAAGAAAAAAGGTCTTGCCTGTTGCAGTCTCGCCTGCAAGTGCAGTTATCTTGTTGCCCGGTAGTCCCTTGTAAATAGAACCAGAAAGCAATGCATTCAAAATATAAGAACCCGTATCGGTATATGATGTGACATCTGCATACTGATCCACAAAGGGATTAACCTTACTCAAATCACCAAGAAAATCAAATGTTCCGCTCATAATCCACCCTCTCCATATCCACCAGCTTCATTTTCAAAATACTCAACAAGATCCTCGTATCCCCCAATCAATCGGCCATCAACAACTATCTTTGGAACCGTAGGTTTCATACTATGATCATCAACAAATTCCAAAAAAACATCTCTTGAAACATCCTTCCCCACATTAAGTTCTGTAAAAACAATTCCTTGTTTATTTAAAAGGGTTTTAGCAAGAACACACCACCCACAATCATCCCGCGTATAAACAATAAAAGTTTTCATTTTATTCACCCCAAATTCTTAACCATATCGCAAATTCCATACTTCTTTGCTTCAGTGGCAGTTAACCAAACATCATGTGGCGGAAGAAGAACCTCACGAATCTTCTTCTCTGACATTCCAGTACACTTAATATAATGTGCCGTAATCATTCTTGAAGCTATTTCAAATCCCTTACTTGCGGTAAGCAACTCATGCTCCTTGCCCCACTTACCCCAGGAATACTGATGTGATAAAATTGAAGTGTTTGGTGTAAGTGTACGATGCCCCCTCTTCCCTGCCATAAAGATCATCAATGCTGCACTTGAAACTTCACCCAAACCAATCGTATGAATCGGAATACCAGATCCTCGCATTGTATCAATAAGCGCAAACGCATCTGTCACACTGCCGCCTCCTGAATTTAAAATTAAAGTCAAGTGTTCCGGCTGAGTGGTTGATAAATTATTTTTAAAGATCCACTCAATAACTGGCTTAACAGAATCGTTCTTGACATCATCCATAATCATCATAACACCAAGTTTTTCTAAAGCATCTTCCCCTCCACCAAAAATTGCACCCAAAACATCGCTGGGATCTGATGATGATTCTACTGTTTGATCCTCTACAACTTCATCTTTAATTTTCATCCAAAAAACCTCTCCAGTGAATTAGTTTGTTCGGGATTCCACCCAACACAATCCAACAACACTTTAATAGGGTCAAGAAACGCCTTGACAAATTGTTTATCATAATCAACATAATCGTTCAACCCAAACTCTTTGGGAAGATTATTTGGAATAGATATTACAGAATCGTAACTTGGATTTGGCATAATCAAATACAAAAACTTAATCTTATCTCCATCCATAATTCTATGATACTGTTTATCTAATTTATTCTCCATGATTAACCGATTATATATAATTGAACCCTTTACATGAATTGGAGTATGTTTTATATAGGTGTCTCCATCCGTATATTTTCTGACGCCGTTGACGCCACGCGGAAATGCAACATCTTCGGCTGGAAGTGAATAAAACTCATTTTTAAACTCCTCAATAAAAGCATGAGCATCACTCTCTTCACCATTCATGATAATACTCAAGGCATCTTTAATTTTCTGCCGACAAACTTCTGGAGTAGAAGACTTGACTGCCTCAAGACCCATGACCTTCAGCTTGGGTTCACTATAACTTACACCCTCATTATTATAGACGTTCAGAACATATCTCTTCTTTGCCGTCCACAAACCCTTGGATGCAATGACTTCTCGCCCCATTACCATCTTTTGAGCATACGCATTCATATAATCCGCAAGCTCGTCATAACATTTATCAATATAAGGCTCTAGCTTTTCCGAACAAGCCTTGTCCAAAAATTCCACCACCATTTTCGCTTCAGCTTTCTCCACACCCCCACCAAATACCACCTTAACAAGTGGATCGAGATTAACATATATGCTATCAGTATCAGCAGCAAGAATATAATCCGCATCATCCGTCCCCAAGAGAGTATTCAAATATTTATTCATTTTACTCTCTATCCAACGAATCGAAAGCTGGCCAGCCTTGGTCACTGCTTCCGCAATACGAAGATCATAGAACCTGAAATATTGATTGCCTAATGCCCCATAGGCACTATTCAACTGAACTTTTCGAGCAAGCTGATCATTATTGTGCTTGGAAATCAAATTCAGATACTTCTGCCTTTCTTCTCCCGTTGTACCTTCTGCCAACTGCTGACATTCGAGCATCTTCTTCTTTGAAGACTTTCTTTTATTATAAAGATCCTCCAAAATCTCAGGAAAAAATCCCTGTGAGTCGCGCTTAAAGAACATGATATTCGGCGTGACCGTAAGATCATCCCGCTTCAACAGTGACGTATCAAACTCCTTATCAATGATCTTGTCATAAGAGGCAATGGTATCCCAAGGACCACGTTTCAACGATTTAATAAGATCTTCGTTTACCTTATCCTCTGTAATCAACTTCTCTGGACTCAGGTTATACTGCATCATCAAATGAGGATACAAAGAGTTCAAATCAAACGAAACTACCCAATTATGAATCCCAACTTGAGGTTCCTTGACATAGGCACCTTCAAACTGAACATCCTTATCAGTATGTTTTCGCGGAGGAATCACGATATTCTTCTTGCGAAGATGGTGATAGCAAAGGCTGTCCCACATACGCACCTGCGAAAACACATCGCCCAAATTAACCTTGGCCGAATACGCAAGTGCGACTGCCATCTCAATCAGCTTCATCTTGTTCTCAAGACGATCAACAAGCTCTACATCTTTTACATTGTACTCAATAAACTTATGGTAATCTCGCTTATACAACGTATGCAAACTACCAAACTCAGAATACGAGAGCTTTCGTTCACCCAGTTCTACATTTGCAATATAGTCAAGACGATAACTTTCGCGGTTTGTATAAGTAAACTTCTTATACATGTCAAGGTAATCTAGAGTAGCAATACCACTCAGATCAACATTGATTTGGTCTTGACCAAAACCAGATTTAAACTTTCTTATATAAGCATAATTCCAAGGAGAAAGTCTTCGTGCAGTTTTTTCGTCATGTAGACGACAAAGACGATTGTAGAGATAGGGAATATCAAATCCGCTTACATTCCACCCTGTAATAATATCAGGCTTATACTCAGCCAAAACATGAAGGAAATTGTCAAGTAAATCCACTTCACCATCACAAGACACATATACAATCCCGCGAGCTTTAAGAGTATCTTCAATTTTGCAGCCATCAGGTTCTCCATATCCAAATACATAAAATGCATCATTAAATTTAACCGCAATTGAAATAACAGGCGAGGCAGCACTTTCTGCATGAGGAAAACCCTCATCCGACGCAACCTCAATATCAATATTGGCAACCACCAACTTATTGAAATCATATTCAATCTCATCAGGATACTCATCACCGATGAAAGTGGATGCAAAGTTATCATTTCCAAAAATCTTATAGTTGGATACATCCTTATAGCGTTCTATAAAATCCCGAGTCTCACGAATATCACCGGGCTTAATGGAATCGACATTCATACCCTCTAGGGTCTTATACTTTGATTCTTCTTTGGTAGGAACAAATAGAGTAGGCGAATATCGAACCTTCTTCTGAAAGCGTTCGCCAATATCATCAACACCGCGAAGGAAAATCTGATTCCCAACGACTTTCACATTTGTATAAAAACTCATAATATATTTCCAACCTTCAATAAAAACTATCTATTTTCGCCACAGTTCAAAATGAACAAGATCCATAAAGGTCTGATCCTTTAAATCAAAATCTCGATCCCAATCTCCACCCCATCTCAAGGGAATTTCTTTTTCGTGTGCCACGCCTCGGACAAACGATCCAAATGCCACAAACCTTTCTCTGTCATTCCAATCAATAGGATAGGGTGCCACATCAACACCAAAAGAAGGATTCAGATTATGACGAGAATTTGGATATTGAACCCGAGAAAATCCTGTTCGACACAATTCATCCTGCCGGTCTTTGCTTCGATGTCCTTCAAGCACAGTGCAATCATAAACCTTCACAACTTCCATAAACAATTCTTTAAGACGAGAATCACAAGATGAAAGTTTATTTAAACTTCTCGGACTAAAAGATGCCATTAACATATACCTCACAGATACCAAAGGGGGAGCTATAGCTCCCCCTTTGTGAACGGATATTAAGAATTACTCATTCAGAATCTGCGGATCATTCACAGCGCCATTATTCAAAGGAATCTTCCGTGGCTTTGCAGTCTCAGGAATTTCATTCCTGAGCAAAACTTTAAGAAAACCATTCTCAAACGTAGCTCCTGTAACAACAATCGTAGGACTCAATGTCCACGCTCGCTTGAAATTGCGCTCTGCAATTCCCTGATGGAGTAGCTTCTCTCCTCCATCAGAAGCACTATGATCCTTGATCGACTCAATCGTCAGCTTATCATCCTGAACGGTTACTTCAACCTCTTCCTCCGAAAAGCCAGCAATCGCAAGCTCAATTCGGAACTCAGAGTCATTCACCCTAACAACATTATAAGGCGGATATGTTGGGGCTTGTACTGTTCCAACACCCGTTGAAATCAGCCGATCAAAAATTTGATCAAACCCAACAAGAAGCGGGTCGTTACGCAGATCGTTAAAAATACTAGTCGGTACTAATCTTGTCATTTTATTTCTCCTTATTATAAGCAAGATTTTTATTCAACAAACCCAAACTTTGGCATTTGTTAAATCATATTATAGCACGTTTTCACCATTAGTCAAGTCTTATCTTCATTTTTTCTAATTTCTTCTGCAACATCCTTTGCAATTAAAGTGAGAGCCCATTTTCCATTATAGGTCATCGGCTTCCCAACTTCATTTGACGATTCAAAAGCAAACTTACGACCCTTGACGCGAGAAAAGAATTGGCCCTTTGCATCTCCAAATACTGGTTTACCAACAACCACAGTTTTTGAAAACCCAGGAAAGGCATCTTCTCTTTTTGATGTTCCTATTAAATAACCAGCCTTCCCATGAGGAATACTTAACACGCTATCTTGATCATAAAGCCGTCCCAACTTAACCAAATCTTTTTCTAGTTGGCCATCATCAGAACCTTCGATCTCGTAGTTGGCAACGAAAAAAGATTCTTCGCCGACTTCTCTCTCGTTTTCACTTTTAAAGTTTTCAATGTAACTACCCTTGACCTTAATCACAGAATAGTTTTTATTAATAAGATAGGCAAGCACCTTTTTATTCCTATCTTTATTTTGAGCCTTCGTCAAATCTCCACGAAAAGCTGTAACCGCACCAACCGAATACTTTTTAGTCTTTTGGTATATACGATTAAGACTAGCCTCGACGAGACTTTCATGTGCATCTTCTATCATTTTTTATTTCCTATATTATACTTGGTAACTAAATTCCAGACACTCTTATCTTTATGTGTAATTATCTTTATCTGACCAATAGGGACCACAGGATCGACGCTCTTCTTTGCATCAACTAAACTCAATAAACCCCACTCTGCCAATAAATTCACAATGGTATTTCTACGACCAAGATCGTTTTCACTAAAATTAGTCACCCTGCCATCTAAAGCAAAAAGCTCCTTAAAATGAACAATATAATATTTGCCGCGCTTGTGCAAAATATGACACGATTGAAATAAGGTATTTTCCTTGCGACTGGCAATACCAATTCGGGTAAGGGTTTCTCTAATCTTTAGAAAATCTTCATCATCTGTCAATTCAACTTCAGCTAATGAATCTAAGTCAACTGATAAATAATCCTCATCATCTTTTTTTTCGTCTCCCATTTTGAAGTCCACCTCTCTTCAATCGTTTATGAATAAGAGATAGTTGTTCACCCGTCAACACCTTCGCAATCTCGTGAGCCTTTTTATAATTACACGAATAATACTCTTTAATCGCATCAATGTCTTCATTCTTTTCGGGCTTCAACCATCTCGAAAACCGCTTATTTCTCCTAATACTATTTAGGAGATAATCATTCTGCAAGCGGGTTTCAAGATGCCCCCGAAGGTTAACTTCGTTTGCATGAAGCACTGTGTCCTGAAAATAAGACAAACTACGATTTACTACAAAGGGCACATATTCCTTTTCTGTTAACGGATCTTCCTCCATTAAATTTTTCTTGCTCACGTTAATTGCTGTAAGAAAATCGCCCAACTTTGCCATTACATGTCTCCTCTGGGCCAGACGATTTCTCGAACTTTTCCAATATGAACAGATGCCCGATCACCTGCCAACTTCGGAACCTCGTACCAAATCGGAATATCATTCTCTTTTGCAAACTTATGCTCAATCACTGTTCCATGACCATCTTCCCAACCGGGCACAAAGAAGATATAATCACACTTTGCAATCACTGCAAGATCAGAATCAATCACATCATCATATGTAAGAAGACCCAGATCATATGCCCACTGAAAATTTTCAATAGGCGAAATGACTGAATAGCCTTTCTTTGTGAAGAGTAGACTATAATATCGCAAAATAACACGATTCTTATCCTGCTCTTTTTGGGGAAGAGTATCCCCATTACTAAACAACCCAGCCACATATACAACAGGTTTATTCACATTGCTCATTTTGATACACATCTCCATTTTGTTGCCACTTCTCATCTTCATACGGAGCAATCTGTCTCCGATAAAGTTCCTGCTTGGCGCACTCAAGTACACCAATCACTGCATTGTACTTTTCGTAATTGGGGTCTTCTAACCAAAAGTCACACAGTCGAGTGATAATATAGTTGAGCGTTCCGGGGTGATATCCAACACCATGCTCATTTAGATATGCTCCCCGAAAACGACCCAACTTCTCGATAAACTTATCCAAACCATCCATTCCAGTAAAGTCACTACGACCATCAATCAATTCACGATCTTGTTTGCTAATATACGGCATTAGACTTCTTCCTCCTTCATAAAAAGAATACCACTCTCGGCACTATATCCAGACGAAAGATACTTCGCCCAATAATCATCAGCAGCCTGAGACGACACAAACGGACCAAACACCTTTGCCATTGGATACATATCAAACTCCACACCCTCAAAGTCAACGATATAAAAACCAGCCTTTCTCTGAACAACCTGACAATAATTTTCATCTCCCGCCAGCTCAACTGCGAATAATGCCGTCATAATTAAAACTCCCTTTCAGATTAAAAATTAATTCAAGATAGTTAATCGTTAACTACTTTTGTACTCCAGGTCTCTCATCAATTCAGTTAAACATGCTACCAAATTCAATTCCGCGTCGGCTGCAAAAGCAGCTTTATATTGATAATTTCCAAGCAAAATAACTGCCTGCGGAATACTCTGTAGCTTGACGTGACCATACAATCCATCATAAATCAAACGAAAGATTCGCGACGGATCGTCATCGAGATTCTCAACCACCCACTTTCGCATGTTCTTGAAGTTCTTCTCCTTCAAGTGCTGCATAAGATTCTTGATTGACTGTTCCGTGATAGTCGTCAGAATACCTGCATCAATCTCACCCGACACAGAGTATCGCTGCAACTCATTAAGCACTCTACGGAAGTCGGGAAAGTATTTCATAATCAGTTCAACAAGAACCTTTTCATTATAATCAACCGATTCCTTATTGAGAATTTCAATCACTCGCTTGAGCAAACTCCCCGCAAGGCCGGGGCGATCCTTCTTGGGAAATCTAAAATCAATAACACTGCACCGACTATGGATCGGTTCAATGATACGATTCTTAAAATTACAAGTAAAGATGAACCCACAATTCTTGGAGAACTCTTCAATAAACCCACGAAGTGCAGGTTGAGTGGATTGGGGATTAAGATAATCTGCCTCATCAAGAATGACAATCTTTCGTTTGCCAGTGGAAGTGATAGAAACACCCGATGCAAAGTTTCGCACATCGTTGCGAAGGGTATCAATGTTGCCACTTTCACTACCATTGATTATAATATAATCAACACCCAACTCCTCACAGAGTGCGCGGGCAACGGTAGTCTTTCCTGTGCCAGCGGTGCCAGAAAGAAGAAGATTGGGGATGTCACCATTATCAACAAATTTAAGAAAAGTATCCTTGAGTCCCTTTGGGAGAATACAATCTTGAATTGTTCGCGGACGATACTTCTGACACCAAATAAAATCATCACGAAGTTCCATAATATAATATATCCTTTACTGAACCAGAACGCCCCTGTAAAGAACGAATGTCTCTACATCAGATATTGAAAATGAAATTCATTTTCAATTCTTTCGGATTTAGGGCGCTCAGGGGGTTCAGCGTCTTTCACGCTTATAACAAGTATCTATAGCCAAGTTTACACATTTGGAAAACTTTGTTATACTAACCAGTAACTGTAGAATACGCAGCTTCGCTAGAAATCCAGTATTCCAACTCAAGTTCCTTATGGATAAAATGACCGATTCCCTGATTGGAAATCTTTACATCATAGTCTCCGGGGAACAACTTGAGGTTGTCCACGATAAACGTAGCACAAAAGTCCTCTTTAACTTCAACATCATCTGCCTTCAGATCAATGTCAAAACTATTTGAAGATCCCTTTGCCTTATCCGAAACAATGGCAACAAAAGGATTCGTTTGAAAACTCACATGAGGGAGATTCAAAACACCCGCTGCCTTTCGGAGTGCCTTGAGATTATTTTGAGTCAAAACAAACTCAAGATCCGCACTTGGAAGAATGATCTCTTTCATAGGAGGAGTCTTGATCAGATGCGGTTCAGTATAACCATACCGAATCTTCTGCTTTCCAGAACTCACATCCACATACTCGTCATCAAACTCAAATACGGGATCTTCCAAAAGACTAATAGCACCTAGAAACTGACTTAGCTCATAAATACCAAAATCCTTCGGAAAGGTTTCATCAACTGTTGCCTTGGCAAGAATGTTCTTACCAATAGAGATTGTAATAATATCCGAACCCGGATTAATTACAATCGACCCCTGAATTGATGAAAAGTTATTAAGAATAGAAATTGTATCTTCACTGATCTTCATTACCAATATCTCCATTATTAAGTTTGCTGAAATACATCAACAATAAAATATAGTGAATCGCTTTCAATAAATCAAGTTTATTTTTTCCGTTTTTCCTTCCATATCGTGCGATATACTTCATTGCATTCCCTTGACAAAAATGCTCCGCAAGACCGATTGAGTTTAACAAATCTTGAATCTGCGTACCATCATTATCACGACCAACATAATGTTGCTGGTATGTGTTTTCGATATACGCTTTCACCTTATTTAGATTATTTATTTCATCATATTTCCACATAAATCACTTCTTTTTTTTATTTCCTTTCTTTGCCTTTCTTTTATTTCGACGCTCTTCAGCCTCGGCACGTCTACGTTCTGCTCTTGTTGCCAACTGTTCCTTATTCATCTTAGGAAATGGAATTGGTTCAGACGGAGGAACGACCTGCGGAGGTTTAATTTTCAACGGCTGGCCAGATCCAGCCATCTTGGCAACAGGCTTATCTATTACACCACCATGCGATGCATTTGGCAACTGTGCAATTGCAGGAAGATTTCCGGCAAACACATAAGAACCAATATGCTGAAGCTGCATCCACGGGCACATCCAAACCTTGAAACCAATCTTCCGCGACCACTGACAGAACATATAATCTTCTGAAAGATACCGCTTGGACTGCGGATCAATAATTGTATCGAAGAACGCAGTAATCTCTCGCGAACCATCGAAGTGTTCCGAACGATTGTGGTCGGGAAGATAGCTTGCAATATCCTTATATTCTACGGCATACTTGTCAAACACCCTGCGCTGAATACACATGAAACCAGTGCCGCCCTCAAGCACCTCTACTGGTTCCCCAATTGCCATCTTCTGTGACCCGCCGACGGGATTGAATACAAAATCTCCAACATATTGCTCAAGCGATGCCGGGTTTCCATCCGGTGGAATGCCATACTCTACGGCAGAAGCGATTCGTTCCCATGCAATACACTTCTTTGGATAAGGCCCACAAACAATATCTTTATCAGAATCTTCGTCTGCAAGAGCTACCATCGCCAAAACATCATGCGGATTGAATCCAATATCGCTATCTATAAAAACCAGATGACTGAATCCTGATCTAACAAACTCATCACTAATATAATTCCTTGCTCGGGTAATCAAACTCTCGTTGAATAAATAAAAGAAACGAAGTTCAATTCCCATACTGGCACACATTGCAGCAAGATCATTTGTTGCCTTGGTATACATACCATGACACTGACCTCCGTACATTGGAGTGCCAATAAAGATTTTCTTCTTTCGCATCTCCTCCATAGAAACTTCTAATTTCACTCCAATTCTCCTCATTAAATATAATCATATTATATTGTTATCTGTTACAAAACATCTCCCTACTGGGACACATACCTATTATATATGCACGCTTTTTGAATGCGTTAAAAATTTTATCCAGTAGACCCAAACCCACCAGTACGAGCAGTTGTGTGCGAAGGGCTTGTACTCGTTTCTATGATTCGATACATTTCATGAGCAACCAATTCACCCTGTGCGATACGCATGTGGTTGGTAATGGTTTGGGTTTCGCTAGACAAATTGATTATAGCAATAAAAATTTCTTCTTTATAATCATCGTCCACAATACCTTCTTGATTAGCAAGAGCCAATCCCCTGTTGAAAGCCAGCCCAGAGCGGGGATGAATTCTGAGAGAGTGGTTTTTAGGAATGTCAGCAATCAGCCCAGTGGGAATCAACATTCTTCCCAATGGAGCAATACGAACCTCACCATCCTCTACTATCTGTTGTTTCCACAGGCAATCCTTAGATTGTAGTTCCTGACCATCAATTAAATAGGCTTCAAAATCAAAACAGGCTGATCCGGCTGTTGCCATTCTTGGCAATGAAACATCATCATACATTTTATAAACTTCAAGCTGACCATATCCTCGCATTATACAATAATCTCCTTATCCTTTTGTAAATCCTCTCACAACTTCACAAAACTATTTAGTGTTTCATGAACCTTTTATGCAACTGCATATGAACATAATGAAGATTTTGATTTATTTTATCAAGCTCTTCCGCATTAACCATAACATTAGACAATGTTTCAGACATTTCATCAAGGGCATTAATACATGTTGACAATTGAGTTAAAAGATGTCGGTCCTGTGGTGACGAAACCGTGCAATTAATTAAACCCAGAACAACCTTTCGGCTTCCCTCCAAAACCATATCCACACAGTGAAGAGAAGCAGAAGGATAAAATACTACCGTACCAGCAGATTCTTTAAAAGAAGAACCTCCGTATTCATGTTTAACTAGAAGCTCGCCTCCATCATATTCTTCTGGATCATTTAAAAACAAAGTATATGAAATATCAATAGACTTTCCTTGACCAGTCGTCAAGGTATCAAGATGCCAATCGTAAAAATCACCTTCAGTATAAACTGCAATCGAAGAGAATACGTTTTCAAACTCACCACAGGTTACTTCATTTGAAACCCGATCAACCATATCCTGTCGATGAAATATGATGTCGTGAATCCGCCTTCTCTGGGTCGGTGTTACTGATGAGCCGCCGGGAAAAGTAACATCATCATAAACTGTACTTTTTTTAGTAGCCTTAATAGCATCTCCTGCGCTATACTCTCCGGGGTGAGAAGGAAGTTCCGCCGTCAAATCAATTAATTTTTTAATTTGATCCGAGTTCACAAAATTAGCAATCTTCGTTATCATCATCTCCCCCCTCATCACCAGCAGTATAGCCTTCCATCAAATCAGTCCACAGTTGAGCGTACACAAAACCAAACTCAGGACTATGATCCCCATATTTAAGGGTCTTGGCATCCTCAACTTTTTCATTTCCGCTCCATGTAATAGCATGGGCAAGCTCATGCACAGCAATCACTGTACACAAATCTCGCCCATGCGGAGTCTTCATGCAATCTTCATCAAGCACAAGTTCAATATATTGGTTTTTACCTTTTCCCTTTAACTCGGTCGTTCCCCAAGTCGCATCCATATAGGATTTCGATTTGAATTTAATTTTAATTGGCCAAGGCGGAATATGTCCCAGCCATTCCGCTTGCTCAACAAGGCTTCTTATTACCTTTCGACCTTTTATGTTTTCTTTTGATAAACTCATGAATTTCCTTTTAATAAAAATTGAACGGAGCTATAGTAAAATTGGAGCTTCTAGGAGGAACCGAACCCCCAACTCTGGAGTACGAAACCAGTGTTTTTCCAGTTAAACTATAGAAGCTCAATATTCTTTCCACAATATGTGTCACACCAATTTCAAATTGGAGCTTCTAGGAGGAACCGAACCCCCAACTCTGGAGTACAAAACCAGTGTTTTTCCAGTTAAACTATAGAAGCTCAAAATCCTTTTAATAAATAATGTGGTAGTGGAAAAGATTTATGCCACAGAAACTGCCCACAAATAAAAGACAGCGGAAGCTCACATATTTCATCTTTTCCCATCAGCCAAATGCTACCACTCATTTGGAAGGGAAGAGCTTCCCAACCATTATCGTGGTGCCGAGTGCGGGATTTGAACCCGCATGACCTTTCAGTCGGGAGATTTTAAGTCTCCTGCGTATACCAATTCCGCCAACCCGGCATCTTAAATATCTTTAACTTTCTACGAAATCGGTCATGTAAAAGATTGCAAAAAGTATTAATAGCACCATCGGTGCCTTCCATGCAGTTGCGAAAAATGTGGCACCTAGCACCAAACAAGCCACCACGTTAGACCATGGCAGTCGGCGAACTGGTTTTATAGACCGAAGCTCCGCTTCCAGCTCGGCGCGGAGGGATTCGATCACGGCGGCTTGACGCTCTATCTGCATGACGAGACCCCCCTCACTCATCGGACTCTACCTCTTTGATTGCTGCTGCGTTGGCTGCGTCGGCTGCGTTGTAGGCTGCTTTGAGGGCTGCGTTGAGGGCTGCGTAGGCTTTATTGGCTGCGTCGGCTGCTTTGAGGGCTGCGTAGGCTTTATTGGCTGCGTTGGCTGCGTCGTTGGCTGCGTAGGCTGCGTCGGATGCGTCGAGGGCTGCTTCGGCTGCCTTGTAGGCTGCGTCGGCTGCGTCTTTGGCTGTTCTACTCATCAGACTCTCCCTCTTCGATGGCTGCTTCGTTGGCTGCTTTGAGGGCTGCGTCGGCTGCGTCGAGGGCTGCTTCGTAGGCTGCGTAGGCTTCGTCGGCTGCTTCGTAGGCTGCTTCGTAGGTTGCGTCGGCTGCGTTGGCTGCGATGCGGGCTGCGATGCGGGCTGCGTTGGCTGCGATGCGGGCTGCGATGCGGGCTGCGTTGGCTGCGTTGTTGGCTGCTTCTCTGGCTGTTCTACTCATTGGATTCTCCCTCTTTGATTGCTGCTTCGTTGGCTTCCGTTTCGAGTGGTGATGATGATGATGATCGTGTTCGTTGGTTATTTAACATTCCTTGATCCCGTTTACCAAATGTTCCGCAGTTTGTCGGCATGTGCTATCCTTCCTTTTCATTCAATAATTTTTCTGCAATCTTGAGAGCCTTGACTGTGCTGATATAACCTTTAATCAAAGGAATCTTTGATATCAATGCCCGTGTAGCTTTTTCCGCATTGGCTTTGTTCTTGAACGGCCCAATGACGTAGCCAGAGGCATTGAGAAATTGAATATACTTCGGATCTTCATCATACAGCCCGACTTCAAGAACGTGCAGATTCTTCTTCGAGGATGTGTAGCGACCTGGAGACATATTATTAAGAACTCCCTTTTGTCCACTTGTTGGGATGCATAACCATCCGAACCTTGTGAGTCGAAAGCCGATCTCGCCGATCCTCTTCGCAAGTTTCGACATACTCTTCGGCCTTCGTCTTTGACCCGAAAGGTCCATGAAGAAATACATTGCCATTACCACAATGCGTCTCGACCACATACTTTGCTTTTGCTATAGGGCTATTCTTTTTCATACTCTTTCTTTTTCCATGATTTCATATACATGCGCGAAGTCCGCCGAGGACAATGCGTACATCCAGTCCGGGAAGCAATCTTCAATATGAATTCCTGTTCCCGTATAATCCGGGTCGCCATTTTCGTTAGCCGGAAATGTGACACCCGATTCGTCGATCCAACATCCGACTGATTCAAGTTTGAACATCTTCATTATATTTCCTGTTCTTCAATCCCCGATGAATGGTGCTGCACGGCAACATCCATCACATCCATGAACCTTGTCTTCATTTAGAACATCATCAGGATCAGGATGCCCGACTCCGTGCGGGCAGGTGCGTTCCATGATTCCACGATCTGAGCGCCACAACTGAGGAAAGCTCCGCATGTGATGGTCTGTTAGTTTGTGAATAGGGCAAACATCCCCTTCACAATCTTCCTGCGAATGGACGGACAATTTCCCTCCGTGTTCCAGCGTGATAGTTTCCATCATCTCCTCAGTTCTCCTTCTCGTGGGAGTATTAATTCAAATTCTATGACAGCACAGCCAAGACCACCAGAAACATCGTACTTTCCAGAGTCCATTGCCTTTTGTGCATCTTCGTCTTTTAAAAACACCGCGCGGGTGCCGTACTTTTCATCTTCTATGACATAGACTTTCATACTACTTCTCCACCCCTCCTTCGTCCAGCGACCGGAGCGGGCTTCGCCCCGATCCTTCTCAAGTTCGGCGCGGAGCTTAGTGTTCGCCTCGGATAGAGTCGTTCGTCGCTCGACAACAACATCCGTCGCCTTGCGTGACATTGCCAACTCCCGCTCGGCCTTCCCGACTGCGGCGCGGGCTTCTTCGAGTGCTTCGTCGATCACGCATCCGTTGTTGTGCGTCTTGCTTGATTCGTAGGCGTAGCAGTCCGGGCAGCGTCCGTCGTCGTCCCACTGATGAACGTCGAGCAGAATGACCGCCGCATCGAGCGCGGCGCGGAGTTTGTTGCTCGATACCCGCTCAGCATCAATCATCTTGTTGACTTCTGCGTGACTCGTTTCGAGACGCTTGACCATGTTGTCAGCCTCATCCCTCTCCAGCTCGGCCTTCTCGGCGCGGGCTTTCTCTACGCCAAGTTGGACAGTAAATTCTTTCCATTTCGCATCGTAGTGTCGTATCTCGCCATCCATGCTGGTCCGCTCCGCTGCCAGCTCGTTCTCAAGCTCGGCGCGGAGGGATTCGATCGCTGCGTCGGCTGCGTCGGCTGCGTCGGCTGCGTAGGCTGCGTCCCTGGCTGCGTAGGCTGCGTCCCTGGCTGCGTCCCTGGCTGCGTCGGCTGCGTTGGCTGCTTTGTTGGCTGCTTCGTTGGCTGCTTCGTTGGCTGCGTCGGCTGCGTTGGCTGCTTTGTTGGCTGCTTCGGCTGCTTCTCTGGCTGTTCTACTCATCGGACTCTCCCTCTTTGAAGTCACACGCAGCACCAGACTTCAACCAACACTCTTGGATCAGATCGTCGTCCGCGTCGAGCCCGCGCGATAGGTTCCAAGCGTTGTCGAACGCTTCTGCGTATGCTTCCTGAACTGCCTCTCTGGCAAGAGCCCGAAGATCGGCAATCTCTTTCGCATGTTCTTCTTGTGTTGTCATGATGTTATGCTTCCTCTTCGTAGGCAAATCGACATTCATCGAGCCAAGGTTTGTTGCAATTGTAAATGTCGGTGACTTCACACTCGGCACACTTGAGGTATTCAAGATTTCCATTATACCCAAGGGTCAGAGCAAGACCGCCGCATCCCGTGTGGAACATTTCAACTTTCTTCATGTTATGCGCCTCCATGTTGTGCTACAGTATCAACCACCAAATTAAGATCGTAATCGCTTAGCGCGTCGAACCATTCGTCGCAAACCTCTTCTATGTGACAAGGGTTCCAGTGATCAATCGAATCATCCTGATTCAGTGGGAAGATTAGAAGGGAATCGGGCGCAATCGCGAAGCCGACAGAGTGAAGGTGAATCATGTTATTCGTTCTCCTCGAATTCGGAGAGGAGGATCAGAACGTCCTCGGCGATAATCGACAGAGTGTCGATTGCTTTAAAGACAAATGCACATACGAACATAACAGGAACAATCAGAATTTCGCCAATCATGTTATTCGTTTCCTCCTATTAGGATGACTGCAAACAGCAGACAGAGAAATGTAATCGCGAAGCCGAGACTGAGAATCGTTACGAATGTTACCATGATGTTATGCGCCTCCGTTCGACTTGGGGATGTCCCATTCGTTCAATTTCATCAGGGTCAGCGTGTCTTCACATTGAAGCGCGACCTTCTCAGCCGCCTCCTTGCTATCAAACTGAAGCACATGCCCATCAGGATGGACGAGGAGTTCTCGCAGATTATTGTCCGCGATCACCCAAACTTTAAGAATCTCATGAAACTTGACTTCAAACGACATTTTTTCTCCTAATCTCTCTCAATCAACACCTATATTATAGCACAATGGGGGCAAGAGTCAACTCGAAGGTACTATGTAAGTGCTTGATTATATTGAGGTTTTAGACTTTCTTTTCTAGATGATCTCAGTTCGTTCTCAGGGGAAAATATATTGCTAAAATGAGACAATATAGGGGCAAAATGTGACAATTTAGAGGTGACTTGCGGGGTGACTTGTTATAGTTTTCGTGCGAATTCAGACGCATAATGACTATAATGACATGTATAATATACTTTATTGCGACTTGGGGGGTGACTTGGGGGGTCACATGGGGGGCAACTTGGGGGGTCACATGTCGAAAAGCCTTCGCGAATGTCGAAAACCACCATTTTGGCTCATGAGCCAATGTCGGGAAATTACGTCATTTATTATTGCGTTTCCCGACGAAATGAAGCCCCCGAAGTCTCCCATGCCACGAGTTCGGCATTGAGCAACTCGCGAATTCCAAGCCCTGCGAATTCCATCATATCGTGCAGAAATCGAGTTTCTGCCATGAACACTTTCGCGAACTTCCGATCATGTTCAATGATGCTCTTCATGTTCGACAGAAGATCGGCACACTTGATTGTCTGAATCATTCCCACACATCGCCCCAACCGCTGAGCCTCTAGGGCTTTCCGTGTTGCTCGATTGTTGATAGGGTCTTCCAGCTTCGTCATTCCAGCCACATAGTCGCCGACGACCTCCCCGAACTCTTCGCGAATCTCTTCTTCTGTCACAGGAGTATCCTCTACAGTATCATGAAGGAGAGCAGCCGCATATACTTCATCTATTTGCTGCGACTTAGGAGCATGTTCGCGAAGAATGCATAGCACGTCAATCGGATGAACAATATAAGGTTCACCAGTATACTTCCGGACTTGACCTTCATGCGCCTTTGTTGCATATGCAAGAGCCCGCGCCACAAGATTTTCTTTATTAATCACTTTATACTCCAAATGGATATTCTGTTTTAACAATGAAGCCCAGTGCTTCTCTCTGTGTCGCATCTGGGCAGCGGAGAATCTGCATCTCTCGCTTATCCAGATTAGGGTCTTGCTGCATGTAATGGCGATCAGGTCCGCTTTTAAGATAATCACCAAGAGTCTTCCCGACCCAGAATGGAATCACCAATTTTGCTTCATGCCAATATACGGCTCTTGTTGCGAGACAGTCAAATTCTGACAGATTGTCTAAATTTCGCACAAGATCCGACGCTTCGATTTTATCGTCGATTTCTAATGCGTTTATTTGAATCACTTTATACTCCAAATGGATATTCTGTTTTGTGTTCATTATAGTGTTCGATATTCTGTTTTGTGTTCATTATAGTGTTCGTTAATATCAAATTCCATAGAATCGGTCGTCAGCAATTGCATCAACTTCGCGCTGAGATGCCTCGCTCACAATCCGATCATGTTCATCGACTTCATTACGCTGGCTCACCGTAAGTGTTGCAGCGAACTCTTCCACGAGACGAAGAATCGAAAAGAAGTCCGCAGTGTCTTCTGACGCAACGTCATCGTACAACTCCTCGCGATCTTCGAACGCATGAGCATAGAACTCGCGAGTGATGAATTCCCCATCGCGATCCAGAACCGCAATCTCGACAACTTCTCGTCTTGGGTGGAGACCCTGAAACCCTCTGGGGGTGGTGTAGTGATTGGCTCCGAGCCCAACCGAGAGACTAATACCATTCTCAAAGTTGAATACGGCATTTCGGTATTCAGGCTCGTCGGAACCCGGTCGCGCAATGTCTCGACCGATGGCAAAGGG